CCCGCGATCTCCATCGTGGAGCGCTTCCGGTAGATCTCCAGCTTGTAGGCCGCCCGCCCCCGCCGGCGGATGATCGCGGTGCTGTCGTCGCCATAGCGGGCCGGATCCACGCCCACGATGAGCGGGCCGCTGCCCAGCGTCTTGCGCACGCGAGCCTTCGCCACAGATTCCGGCGAGATCAGACTGTCGGTACCGGATACCGCGAAGGCCTCCTGCGCGGTCATCGGATACTCCTGGCGAAAGGCGGCCTCGCCGTCCATGCCGCCGACCGACAGCTCCCTGATCTTGCGGCGACGCCACGCCAGCTGCGCGGCGTCCAGGCCGTAGGTGTCGGCCAGCCGATGCTCGATCTCGTCGGCTTCAAAGTCATCCGGCACGTCGGCCCGGTATTCGGGCTGCCAGAACCAGGGCGTAAAGATGGCGAGGTAGTCCGTCTCACCGGCCTCGGCGAGCTGCCACTGCTCGTGGAAGTAATCACCTACGCCGTTGGCGGTGCTCTCGAGGATGACTTCGGTCCCCTCCTCGTCCGGCACGGCCTGCAGGATCCCCTTGGCGTGCTCGCTCGCATGAGGCCAGAAGGCGACTTCGGACGCGTGCATGTACTGAATGGTCGTGCCCCGCCCGACACCCTTGTTGCCGGCCGTACCCACCTTGTAGGCGCTGTCGAGGCGATCGAAGACCAGCTCCTTCGCGCTGCTGGCGCCCGTGCTGGGCTTGACCAGCGGATGACAGAGCTCGTGGTATCGCTGCGCCATCTCGAAGAGCGCCGCCGTCGACTCGGCCTCATGCGTCAGGATGAACGCCCGCACGCCGCTGCGGTGGGTGACACGCCAGTAGTACCGGGCCTCCACGTAGGTGCTACAGCCCATCTGGCGGCCCTTCAGGATCAGAGCCCGCACCCGGCCCGTGCGCTGTCGCTGCTCTTCCAGCCGCTCGTGGATGTACTGCTGGGCGCGGTTCAGCCGTAGCGGCTCGATCGCGCCGGCCTTGGTACGGATGCGCAGCACCTTCTCCGCGTAGTGCGGGAAGTCATCCCGCAGGCGCAGCCGCACCTGCCGCTCCTTCGCGGACAGGGACGGTTGCGCTGCGGTCATTACTCGAGCTCTTTCAGGGCTTGTTCATGGTTGATGGTGAGGTCACCGGACACCTGCACGCTGGAAAGGCGCGGATGCAGGTAGGGCGCGGCCGCTTTCGCGGCGTCGAGGCGCTTGCCCGTATCCTCGGCCTCATCCCGGTACACCTGGATCAGGTATTCCAGCGGTGAGAGACCGCTCTCGGTGATCGCCTTCTCCCGGGCCCGGGTCGCCTTGTTCTTTGCGCCCGGAGGTCGGCCGGCCCGTGGGCGGGCTCCTCCACGAGGCATGTCAATTTCCTCTGATATAAAAACAAAAAAGCCGCACTGAAGCGGCTCTTTCCTCGCTGCGCACTACGGCAGCGTTACACGGAATATAGCACCGGTGGGGTACCCGTTGGCGGGTGGTCACCCCACTATTTCACAGGCGCCGCACATCACCCCACGCAGGAATGCATGAGCCGACGAGAGCACGCGGGCGTTGCGCTTGCGCTCCCCCTCGCCCTTCGCCTCCAGCTGGCGAAGCGTCCGGCAATCACGGTGCACACGAAGAATCAAACGATAGCCCTCAGGATCCTCGGCCTTGAGCAAACAGAGTGCGCGGTCCACCTGCCCTGCCTCCTCATCGGACAACGGCTCCGCGCCTATCCCGGACCCCAGCAACCGCCGAACCGGCGTGCAGTGCGGGTAATCCAGATCCGATGGATCCTCGACCCGCGACCAGGCGAAGAACCGATCCAGGTCATGATGGATATCGCTGTCGAACATTCGTGTCCTCCTCAGTTCGCTGTTCTGCTGGAAACGGGGCTCCGGCTGATGGCCGCCTCCGCCATCAGGCTCGCGTAGGCCACTGCGTCCTCGAGGCTGTCGCGGTGCACGCCGCCACGGGCATTCGCCCGGACCAGCTTGAGCATAAGCATGAACAACCAGCCCTGCTCCTCGGTCAGGTCTGCGCCGGATATCGCGTTGAAGGCGCTCACGGCGGCCTCCATGCTCCGCTCCCCATCGGGAGAGTCGTAGGTCGCTGCCCGATCCTGCATGTGCCGGGCGGCCTCTCTCAGGATGTCGTGGGCATTCACAGCAGCCACCCCAGGCACGCAAAGGCGAACAGCAGAAAGAGGCAGAACCGGACTCGCCGGGGGTCATAGTCATCGTGGCGCCTGCCGATTCCTCGGTCCTGCATCAGTCGCTCTCCATCACTGCGAGTGAAACGCGGCAGCTGCCGCCTTTGACGGGTGAATGCATCACCGCGTGGAGATCCCGGATCTGGCTGTCGTCGTCGAGCACGCCCGCCTCCGCGATCGCGTCGAGCAGCGCCTTGCCCGCATGGTTGTCGATGTCGCGCCGCCGGCGGTCCGGCGGATACAGGTCCACGCGGACCGCGACCGGCCCCGCCAATTTCGGCACGGGCACGCCCAGCTGCCAGGCGGCCTCGCCCGACACACGGGCCTTGTAGGCGCGTCCGTCCCGGCTGAGGAGCGTGCGGGTACCGACGTGGCGCCAGTACCGGTTGGTGCTCGGCGGCCATGGCAGGGTGAGCGTGAGGCTGACGGACGTCATGTGATGATCGCCATGTGATGCGATGCCCGGCTGGCCGCGACGTACAGACCACGGTTGAACTCGAAGGCGTCCCGCATGGTGGACAGGTCACCCCAGTCCACGAGCACGGTGTGGAAGGTCGACCCCTGGCTCTTGTGCGCCGTGATGGCGTAGGCGTGCCGCAATCGGGCGAAGGCGTCCTCGACCTCGCGGATATGATCTGCGATCGCCCTCGCCTCGATCTGCGCGAGGGCGTCGCCACGACGGCCGCGCTCGGCGATCGGGCGACGCCGGGTCCACTGCTGCCGGATGTGCTCCTCGATCTCGCCCGCCCGCGTCGGGATCACCGCCCGTACCGTGCTGCCGTCACCGCGCGTGAAGGTGGTCGACCAGGCTTCGAAGCCGTGCTGGCTCTCCATGGGCTCCGCCTCACGGAAGACGAGCTCCTCGCCGTTGTGGATCCGCCGACCCTCCAGACAACGGAATTCCTCGTGCACGATCACCCGCTCCTGGGGCGCGAACTCGCAGCGGCCATCGGGGCTGCCATGGAGCGCCGCGTGGATGGCCGCGTTGTAGGCCTGCACGCGGGCATTGCGGAAGGCCACCACACGGCAGTCCACCCCGCGACGCTGCTCGCCGATGGCGATATCCGACACGAGCTGCATCCCGCCGGTCATGACCGCGGCCTCGGTTGCACCTGTGGGGATCACTGCGCTGATCTCCTCGAGGGTGACGCGGCGCTGCTCCTCGATCGCCCGGCGTATCGGCATCGTCATGGCGATGATCGGGTTGTCCGCCGCCTGACGGACGATCTCCGACAGCCGCACCTTGTGTTGGATATCCCGGAATACCGGCGACTCCAGCCGCTCCCCCACGGGAGGCAGCTGGGCCGGATCGCCGACGAACAGGACCCGGGCGGAGCCGCGGTGCTGGACGATATCCCGCAGCATGGCGGTGGAGATCATCGAGCATTCGTCGATGATGACCAGGTCGTAGTCCGCCACCGCCGGAGGCCGGATCTGCCGAGCCTGCCGGCCGCCGTCCCCGTCCCGGGCGGCCACCTGCCCGAGGAGGCTGTGCACCGTGCGGGCATCCACGCGCTCGGCGACCTTGCCGTCGAGCACGGACACGGCCTTGTTGGTCGGCGCCGCGATGGCGATGTGCCAGTTGCGGCGGGCCAGCGCCGACACCAGCGTCGCGACCAGGGTGGTCTTGCCGCAGCCGGCGAAGCCCTCGAGCACGGCCATGCCGACACGCGTGTCCTGTAGGCATTCGACGAGCCCGTCGTAGGCCAGCTGCTGATGCGGCGTCAGCACGACGCCTTGAAGGGCGGCGGTCATGCCATGAACCCCGCTTTTTCGAAGTGCTGACCTTGCTGACCTTTTGCTGACCTCGGGGTCAGCACCCTCAAAGCCGCGCCACTACTGGGCTGCAGCGATTTGCTGACCTGCTGACCCTTATAAAGGGGTATTTTTGAAATAAGGTATTTTTCCCCACCAATGGCGGAAAAGGTCAGCAGGTCAGCAAACCGGCTGGAGACCCCGTCATTGCAGGGTTTCAGGTGCTGACCCGACAGGTCAGCAAAGGTCAGCAGAAGGTCAGCACTTTTCATCGGTATCACCTTCCCCGGCAGACACGCTGAGCAGGGAGGCCAGCACCCAGGTATTGCGCTTGCCCGGGTAGGCTATGATCTCGCCGTCCTCAACCATCTGCTGGAGCAGGAAGCCCCGGTCATCCTTCTTGAGGTTCCGGTAGGGCTTGCAGGAGCTGAGCAGGTCGCGATGACGGACGCCCTCGCTGCCGGCCTTGCTGATCACCGCGAGCACCTTCTCGTAGGCGGAGCTCCGGCCATCCTCGCCCTGCCCCGCCTGGCTCGCTCTCAGTATCTCGATCGTGGATCCGCGGACGAAGTCGAGCGCCCAGTCGAGCATGGCCGGCGTGACCACCGGCATCCGCGGCTGCTGCCAGACGGCGAGGATGGCGGCCACCCGGCGCATCAGCCCGCGGGAGGCCTGGAGGATGGGACGGTGGTGCGGTGCGTCGGAGAGCGCGAGCAGCGCAGCGTACCGGCTGGAGGGTGGCTCAACGAACTCGACCCGGCGCAGCGGTGGTGCCAGCAGGCTGTTCTCGCCGAAGAGAGTCTCCTGGTTGAAGTCGCGGTGATGCTCCGGCAGCCCCCGGATCTCGCGGATCCGCTGGAGCAGCCAGTCGGGCGGATCGCCCTCGGCCGCCTCCTGGATGTAATCGATCGCCACCCGGGCGAACAGCAGCGTCTCGATCAGTCCCCGGCCCATCTGGGAGTCCGAGAACACGTTGCCGATATCGCTCTCGGCGCTGAACGCCAGCAGATTGAAGGCCGGCTTCTGGATGACCGGCTGCTCGTCGTCGTTGAGGTCATCTTTCTTGAGCCAGGCCTCGCCGGGCGAGTTGAGCACCCAGGAGCCACGGTTGAAGCTCTGGCCCATCAGGATGCCGACGTGCTCGATGCTCGCGTGCTGCGGACCGAAGAACCGGCGCCCCCAGTCGGGGGTCATGTAGAGCATGGCCGGCGTCAGATAAAGCGCGTGGTAGAACGACGCGGCGGCGCTCAAGCGCTGCTCGCAGACCATCTTGCGGATGCCGGCCGCGGCGAGGATCCGGCTGACCTCGTTGAACAGGGGCGCCATCTCCGATGCGCTCTGCATGGATACCAGTTGGTGAAGGTGCAGCCCATCCCCCTGCGGCGTCTCATAGCGCCGGCTTGCGGCGAGCGCGGCAACCGCCAGGGCCGCCATCCGCGGCGCGATGCCCGACGCCGCGCCCGTGGCCGAGCAGATCCAGCGGGTCATGTCCTCGATCGGACCCACGGGGCAGGCCCGGTCGATGCGGGAGTCTTTTTCCGTCACGGTCGCGGTCCCGTTGGCAATGGCGAGCTGGATGCGCCAGGCGTCATCATCTGATCGGGCCGCGTCCTCGGCGGCCAGCAGGCAGGCCAGCGTGGCCTCGCGCCCGTGCCGCACGTACAGATCGTTGAAGTCGGTGCCGTCGTTGTCGTCGGCCGGGAATTCGGGGACCACGACGCTCACGTCAGGCGACTCCGCGGCGGCCTTGCCGGCGGCGCTGATGCCCGGATTGCCGGCCGTCTCGCGATCGTTGTCCGCGGCGATAATGATCCGGCCACGGTATCCGCTGCCTCGCAGCGCCCCGATCACCTTCGGTAGATTGCCGGTATTGAAGGCGACCACGACCGGCCTGCCGGTCAGCGCATTAACCGTCGCCCCCGTGGCATACCCCTCCACGAGATAGACGGGAGACGCGAGGGCGTCGCCGATCAGATGGAAACAGCCACTGACCTCGCCGCCTTCGAGGAACAGCTTGTCCCCGTTCGGCCGGATCCGCTGGATAGATCGTACGTCGCCCGTGCCATTGCGCAGCGGAACCAGCAGCATGTCGTCCAGCTGCATGAGACCGTAGGGCGTCACCTGCTTCGACAGCAGGTACGGATGATCGAGCGAGGCCGGTGAAGCGCGGTCCAGCATGC